GTATGCTACTCGTTCAATAGTTTCTCCGAATCGGAGTGTGCTCTTGAATCGAGTGTTTGCAATTTGACTTGATACTAGAGTCTTCTGGAAGAGCTCTTGGTATGAGTTGTCAAATTCTGGTCGAAAGTCTGTTAAAGACATTTTAATTTGGGGTTACTTATTAACCCCCGCCTCTTATAGGTTGAGCCGTGATGGGAGATCAGCATTATACTGAGCTCGCAAATCTGGGTCAGCCAGTACTTCTCGTTTGTATACAGGGTCAGACGCTGCTCTCGCAAGGTCAACCTTTGTATCATTGGCACCACCACGAGGTGTAGTGGTTTCCGTGGTGCGCTTACCAGGGATAGCGTTGCCATACGCTTCGTCGAGTAGCTGTGGAAATGTCTTCTCCTTATTAGAAGGGTTCATAGCCATTTGCTTAATTAGAGCAAGGTTGGCGATGTCCTTATATTCAGGAGCATTGTCCAGAGCTTTATTCAGAGCAGCGGTGAGCTTCACATCTTGTGCAGCGCGCTTCTCGTTCTCTTCGATTTTTGCTAATTTAGCAGCAAGTTCTTTTACTTCAGGGTCTTTGTCAGTATTAGACACAGTTTCGTCTTCTTCTTTCTTTTCCTTTAGTTCAGCTAGTTCAGATTCAAGCGCCTTGCGACGGTTGATTTCTTTATCTAGTCGAGCTTTCGGGATGTTGTCTGATACCTTCTCGTCCTGTTGTGTTTCCTCATCTTGAAAGTCACCGGCGGTAACTTCAGATTCTTGCTCATCATTTACAGTTTCTTCTGACTGAGTTACCTCCTCAGCGGGAGTAGTTGTGTCTTTATCGGACATATATGAAATCCTGTCTTTTATATCTTCAGTAGATAGGGTATTTTACCGTGCCCAAACGTACCTTTATTATACCACGCCATAACGGAGTGTGTCCTTTATCCAAGTGGGCGGGGAGATACTCAGATAAAGGACACATCCCATTACTGAGAAAGTGTGTCCTTTAGTTGTTCGTGTAAGAACTCTTCGTTGTCCTTTGCATTTATCAACAATTTCGCCAAACCGAGGTTAGCCTCGATGTCTGCTGCGTATGATTGGAATTCTGCCAAAGAGTTGGTGGCTCGGCCACTACGGATCTTCGACACAGCGTTTACCACATCCTGCAGCAATAAAGCCACCAGCTTCTTACCGGCTTCGGTATCTGCTAGAGCTTTAATGTCATGCATCTCGTCAATCTGCTCTGCGAGGTCTACAGCCTCTTCAGCACCACCCTCTCGCTTCACCTTATCCTTTAAGCTCATTTGGTTCGACTATTACTGCCTCCTCGCTTTTCACAAAGCCACCAACCTTGTAGATAGTGTCTGATAGCTTGTCGTACTCGTCGAGTTGCTCTTCAATTTGTTTCAGCTTAGCTACTGATTCATCCAACACGACCTTGTTTTCTTGGTACATCCAGACATGGTGCGTCTGCTCTTCGCTCAAGTCTCCCACGAACTTATGGTTCTTCAAGATATTGTCGCAAGTCGCTTGGCACACCCCCTTCTGTCCAGTCACCTCCTTCTGTAGTCGCCGCATCTCCATCTGGGCAGCCTCAATATCCGCTAGGGTGAACTTGTTCTTCATGTTGCTCCGTTCAATAACAGAGAGTTTAAAGTTCTCTTTGTTCACATCAACTACTTCAAAGTCTTTTGGGTTATATTTTTTATCTGACATTTTGTTGTATTACATCTTGAAGCGGTTGTGAGGGACCTGGTTGACGCAGTTGCGCCGGCTTCTGTGTTCCCCCGCCTGCTAATGCCGCCTCTTGTTCTTGCCGTGCTTGGTCCTGCGCAGCTCTCGCTGTGTTGGACACAATCACTTGGTCAAGACTTGCTACGTATTGTAACATGGTGTCCATCTGGTCATTGTCCATATCCTCTTCATGGTCCAGCATATAATCGACGAGGCGTTGCTTGTACGCTGCGTTAGCCATTCGGTTGGGCTTGATGCGCTTCCCATCAAGGATAGCTTCAATGTCTCGTTCTGCTTCACTCATCAACTTAGAGTTACCGTATCGGTCAACATCTAGTAGCTGACGGATAGTATCTTTGTCCTCACCAGCGATAGCGCCCAGGCGTTCAACAATCACCTTCTGGTTCACAAGTCCTTGCTGTCCTAGAAGGGCTGAGTAGTAGGCACCAGCTGCTCGCTTACGGTTTTCTGATAGGGCAAATTCAGCATTACTCTGTTCAGTCATAACTGCAAACTCATCGTTCTTCCGGAAGATGTCGCGTTTTGAAATATCCATAGTCTCGATTCCTTCAGGACCGATGATGTCTACTGCAACCTTTTTAGTCAGGTGTTCACGTACACCTTGTTCCCACAGTTGTGCAAAACGCTTATACCCAAATGAGTATGACTTGTTGAATAGCCCGAAGCGGTCAGCTACATTCTGTTGGTTCCCTTCATAAATAGTCGCTCGTCCGTCAGTGTCCTCTGTGCCTTTCGCTCCGGCTGTTACCCCTGATGCTGAGGCTTTGATTCCTTCAAGCGCTTGAAATACTTTAAGCGGTGTTTCAATAGATGGTGTTTCTTGAATCTTCACAGCGTTGGCTGCCATACCACCATGAGCTTTAATGTATCCATCCTTCCGGTACTTCAGTTCTGCCAAGTTGGCTACCGCAGAAGTGTCCACTACCCGCATCGGTTTATTCACTCGCTCCGCGTTATCTAGCATCTGGTTGATAGAAACCGCCTGCGCCATAATCAGCTCACGCACGTAATCGCAAGGTGATGGTGTCCAGAACTCAGTTAGGTCTGGTGTAGCAGCAAACGTCCAGAACGGCCATAGCTCACTATTGAATAATTCCTTCAGTGGTTCTACTCGAATGGCCTTACCACCACTCTCAGTTAGTAGCAGGTAGTAACGCTCCCCTTCGTAGGTTGTGTACCACTCCCAGAATACAAACTTATCTTTAGAGCCAATGTTCTTCTGTGGGTTGTCGTGCTCGTTGGCGTAGGTGCGGTTGTTCTTATTGTTCTGCTCAGCACTCGATTCAGTCGAGTTACCACTACCATCAGACAATTCCTTAACGACAGTTTGTATATAGGACTTGTCCTTTTTCATGTCCTTTATGTCCTTTATGACTCCGTAACGTCCCATATAACGACCTCGCTCAAGGTCAATACCACCAGCATCAGGGTCAACCAAGAAGTCATAGACGTCTACGTTATCAAGGTGTGGTTGGTAGCCATCATCAGAACTAGCTGCATACGCATAAATAGCCCGACCATAAATGATAGCTTGTTTCTTTCCTGCAATGTCCTTTATGTCCCAGAAGTTTCGGTCAGTATCAAAGTCCTTTAGACTGTTAAGTCGCTCCACTCGTGGTGCTTGTGACTCCTTACGCTTCATGAACTTGAACGTCAGTGGAGAATCGATCTTAGAGAGCAACGTGTGGACGTGTTCCTGCATCTGTCCGAGGTCTACGTTAGCTCGTGACTCGTTGCTCTTTACCTTCTTTCCGTAGTAAAGGTCCTCGTTTTTCTGCCACGATGCGATTCTCCCCTGCTTGTAGCGCCTCGCGTGGGTAATTTCCTCCAATGCTTGCGTTACAATCTTGTCTCTTGTCTCTTTTTTAATAGTTTGTGCCATAAGTGGTACCCGCCACTCATAAATTGATTGAATATGTGTAAATTATAACACGTTTATAGTCCGATTTCGTCAAATAGTGGCTCCTCCTCCACAAATTCTTCGTATTCTTCGGTGAATCGCGCCTGTTTACGCATCTGCCAGCCAATAACTGCCGCCATAAGGAGGTCAAAGTGGCGTGTCACCATACCAACCTTCGTGTCGGTCATGTCCATAGTAGTATATGACCGCATTTCCTTCAGCAAGTTCTTGTCGTAAATCTTAATCTTCCCGTCGTTGTAGTCTTTACGGAACTCGAAGAACATTAAAGGCTTAGACTTCCTAGTAGTTGTCCATCCTAACTTCTCTGTACGCTTCAGCGTCCGACTCCCCTCATTCACCTGAGTATATATGTTGGCGTACCCACGCATAGCAGCTAGCGTAGCGTGCCCAG